AACAAACAGAAGTAGTTAGTGAAATGAGTGACTATTCGGGTTTCATGGCAAAGGCGTCAGTATCTGTTTACGACCCTCTAGTAAGAGGTTTGTTTCATCTTGAAGATTCCATAAAGAGCAAGACTCTTCAGGAAATTCTTGATAAATACGCATATTCTTTGCAAAAGAAGGCAATTAACGAGATCTTTTTCTCTGAAAATGGTATTGTACAGAGATTTTGCACAAACATTACTGCTCAGCCAGCAGTTCCCGAAGGAGCTGGAGTAGATCTTGATTCAATAGAAACTGTGGTGAAAGGTACTCCAGCCGAAGTATTTGCTGAGAAGGAGCTTGATAATGTAAAAGACACTGAGTACAACGGTTCCAAGTATTATTTCCCTACAGTTGCCAAGGAGATTCTGGCTTGCATCAAGAACAAGAACAATGTCTATATCTATGGTCCTCAAGGATGTGGTAAGACTCAGATGTCTCGAATGCTTCTTGAGAATCTTGGTCTCAAGTATTATGACATTGATTTCTCCGCAGGAGTTGATGAGAGCAGCTTCATTGGATCCAAAGTAGCTACAGTAGATGCTGATGGTAACAACGTTATTGAGTTTCAGTATGGTGTATTTGCCAAGGCAATTAAAGAAGGTGTTCCTATTATCGTCAATGAGATTGATTTTGCCAAGCCTCATTATTTGGCAGCTTTGCACGGAGTGCTTGAGGAGAGCGATCCCAAGCTGGTAATTCTTGACAATGGAGGTGAGGTACTCAGGCCAGCTGAAGATTCTCACTTCATGGTCATTGCTACAGCCAATACTTTGGGTCTGGGAGATGATAGCAATGAGTTTCATGGAACTGGTTCTTTGAATACTGCATTCCTTGATCGGTTTGATAGTTTCTTCGAACTTGACTATACTACGAGAGAGCATGATGTAGCCAATGCAATTTTGGACAGTAAGGAATCTTCTACTCTCATTTTGAATTTCGTAAAGGACGTTAGGAAGCTCAAGAATGCTGGTAATATCACTTCCACTATTTCCACTCGCCGGCTTAAGATGCTCTGTGAGAAGATCAACACAATGGGATTGGTAAAGGCAATAAAGAATGTGGTTATCACGAGGATGGAATCTGACGATAGGGAAGCTGTAAAGGAAGTCTTTCAGAGGCACTTTCCTCACTATAGGTTGTAGAAGACGTCTATGAAGAATGTTATTTGGTTATATAGATCATTGAGAGCTTTAATATATAGGGGAGCTGAAAATGTCTGATGAACGTTATGTTCTTGTATATAAACCGGATTCTAATTTAGAATTCAAATATTTTGAATCCCAAAATCTTTATTTAGGTCAAGCTATGCTAACTAAAGATTTAGAAAATGCTGCTAAAATGTCTTTAGACGAAGCAGAATGTACGTTGAACTTGATGACTACAAAGTCTGATTGGCAAATCTGGTCGATAAAATCATCAATTGTTCTAGATAAACAATCTTTTCATCATGAATTAATTAATAAAAAGAAACAATTACTAGAAGAAATTAGTTCAATAGATTATAAATTGCAACGAGAAAGGTAATGAAAGCTATGGCAAAAATTAGAATCAAACTGAAGTCTTGGAAAGTTCCGGATACTGTAATTGAAGAAGATTATCCATACCGAGAACATCCAACAGAAGATTTACCTTATGCTGTTATTGATGAATTATGTTGAGAATTTAGAGCTGAAGCATTCGAGAAAGCTGGGCATATAGATAAAAATACTATGGAGAGGCCATACGGAGATTTATATTTAAAGTAACATTAGAGCAGGGATAAGTTCTTCCCTGCTCTTTTTGTGTTCTGATATTTATAATGTAAAACTCTATCTATGGATGTTATATGGAAAAACATCACATCGCAGAATATGCAAAATGTAGAAATGATCCTGTTCATTTCATACGCAATTATTCTTATATAAGACACCCTACAAAAGGTCTTATTAAATTTAAATTGTGGGATTTTCAAGAAAAAGTAGTTAATGATTTTGTTAATCATTCTTATAACATTATTCTCAAAGCTAGACAATTGGGATTATCTACATTATGTGCAAGTTATATTACTTGGTTAATTACTTTCTATAAAGATAAAGAAGTTTTCGTAATAGCTACTAAAGCTGACACAGCTACAAATTTGGTTTCAAAAGTAAAAATTGTTATGCAAAATCTTCCAGAATGGATGGCACCTAAATTACTTGTAGACAACAGACAATCACTTGAGTTAGCAAATGGGTCGAGAGTAAAAGCAACAGGAACAACAGAAAATGCTGCAAGATCAGAATCTTTATCTTTACTAATAGTCGACGAGTGTAGTTTTGTACGAAATTTTGCACAAATATGGATATCAGCACAGCCTACATTGGCTACAGGGGGAGATTGCATTATACTTTCTACTCCAAATGGGGTTGGAAATTGGTTTCACAAAACTTATACAGAAGCAATAGAAGGAAAAAAGATTGAAGTAGCTGGAAAGATGACAAGCTTTAATCCTATTCAACTACATTGGTCTTTACATCCCGAACGAGATGATAAATGGGCAAGCAACGAAAGAGCAAAAATTGGAGAAAGAGCTTTTGCTCAAGAACACGAATGTGACTTCCTTCAATCTGGTTCTAATGTTTTTGACATGAATGATCTTGGTTGGTACAAGAAATATCCAGATATAGCGTCTGGTTATCCTGAAGCAGAAAGACCTCATATTAGAAATCCTATAGAAAAAACTTGGATAGGAAAAGACTTGTGGATATGGAAATATCCAGATCCTGCAGGTGAATACATACTTGCTGCTGATGTAGCAAGAGGAGACGGTGGAGACTACTCTGCTTTTCATGTTATAGATGTAGAAAATTATGAACAAGTAGCTGAATATAAAGGACAAATATCGACTGACATCTATGCTCAATTAATATTAGCTACAGCAGTTCAATATAATAATGCTTTTGTAGCTATAGAAAATAACTCTATTGGACATCATGTTTCTATGAAAATGTTAGAAAATGAATATAGAAACATTTACTGGACTGTCAAAGATGTTTCGAAAGTAAATACAGATAATATTGATTCTTTTTCTATAGACATATATAATGTTCCCAAAAATGCTGTACCTGGATTTGCTACTTCAGGTAAAACACGACCATTAATAATCTCTAGAATAGAAGAAGATATCAGAAACAAAGATTTTGTTTTTCATTCGGAGAGATTATTTAATGAGCTTACTACATTTGTTTTTGAAAACGGCAAGCCACAAGCAATGCAAAGCTATAATGATGATTTAATCATGTCTGCAGCTATTGGATGCTATGTAAGATATTCAAGACTATGTTTATTTGGCAATCAACAAGCTAAACAAATGATGGTAAAAAACATGTCAAGAGCTGATGAACAATATCCTCTTAGTTTTTCAAGTTCTAGAAATAGAGCTATAGAAGATTCATTTATAATTAAAGTTGGAGTTGAAAAGGAGGATATGAGATGGCTTCTTGGTTAATAAGCAAATTGAAATTTGATATTTATTATATGCTGAATTTGTTTAGGAGATTTTTATGGCTGATGATGGGTGGCCTGAATATAGTAAATTAATTCTTTCAGAATTAGAGCGCCACAATACTTGCATAGAGAAAATTAGTTCAGACATTTCTCAAATAAAAGGCGATATTAGATTGCTCAACTATAAATCCGGAATATGGGGAGCACTTGGGGGAACTATTCCTTTTGTAATAGCTATTATAATTGCTCTATTAAAGGTATGATATAAATGGCAAATAAATTTCAAAAGCTTGTTAGTATACTATCTGGGCGTAGGACGCTGTCGAAATCTCCAACTATGCGCTCAGGAGCTAATTCAAAGAGATTAGCTATTAACAGTTTCCAGAGATCAGCACAAGCAATATTTCAACAATCTTTACTTGGTGCGTCAGGAAGAAATGAACGGTATAGAGATTTTGAGCAAATGGACTCTGTCCCCGAAATCTCTACAGCTCTCAACATATACGCTGATGATTCTTGCACATTTAACACAGAAGGTGAAGTTCTTAGTATTACATCTGATGATGAGAAAATAGTTCAAGAATTAGAAGAATTATTTTTTGAAAGAATTAATATAGAGTTTTATCTATGGAATTGGGTTAGAAGCTTATGCAAATATGGTGACATTTTCCTACTTTTAGATGTTACAGAAAACAATGGAATATGTGGTGCGATACAAATTCCATCTAATGAAATAGAAAGAGAAGAAGCTTTTGATAATAATCCAAACTCTGTAAGATTCAAATGGCATACTCTGGGTAATACTACGTTTAGTAACTATCAGATATCTCATATGAGGATATTAGGAGATGATAGATATTTGCCGTATGGAAGATCTGTTTTAGAAGCAAGTAGAAAAGTATGGCGGCAGTTATCTATGGCTGAAGATGCAATGCTAATATACAGATTTACTAGAGCTCCTGAAAGAAGAGTATATTATATTGATGTAGGTAATATTCCTCCAAGTCAAGTAG